TCTTCTCTCACTCTCAGAAACCTGGAACGAGACGCCCCGAAACGCCCGAAGGGCCCCGGTTCGGTGAGGATCTGATCCGAACCGGCCAGATTCCGCCGAGACTCGAAACCCGATCTCATGGCATGGCTAGTTACGGCACCCTGGTCGCCGACTGGGCACGCCGGCACCTGCGGAACACCGACGGCGGCCCGTTGGAGCTGTACCCGTGGCAACTCCGAGTCCTGTGCGGACTCCTCGAGCACAACCAGGGCCAGTTCCATCACCGCTGGGGCCTGGTCTCGACGGCCCGTCAACAGGGCAAGACCACCGGCCTGTTGATCCCGTTGATCGGCTGGTGGTTGACCGACGGTCGCACCATCCGAGGCGGCGCCCAGTCGGTGATGAGCCTGTCGCACAAGTTGCAGCAGGCCGAAGACTTGACGCGAGGACTGTTCCCGATCCTCGAGGAACAGTTCGGTTTCCAGACCTGGAGCACCTACGGCCGCAAAGAGGCGGTAGGCCCGGACGGCACGATCTGGCGGATCACGGCCTCGAACACCTCGGCCGGCCACGGCACCAGCAACGACTTGGTGATTGCGGACGAGATCTGGAACGTGGACGACCAGGTCATTGAGGGCGGCCTGCTTCCGACACAACGAGCACGGCCGAACCCCCTGGCCCTGTTCGTGTCCACCGCTGGCGACGACTCCTCGAAGTTCTTTCAGCGGTGGCGTGAGCGAGGCATCACCCAGATCGCCTCCGGCCAACCAGGTCGGCTGTACATGGCGGAATGGTCCGTACCCCCCGACGCCTCGATTGATGACCGATCCTGGTGGCCGGCGGCGAACCCTGCCCTCGGCATCTCACCGTTGGACTGGCAGGCCCTCGAGGACGACGCCGCCAACCTCGCCCGTGACGAGTTCGTGCGCACCAGCCTCAACCGTTGGGTGGCGTCCGTGGCGTCATGGTTGCCCGTCGGCGCCTGGGATCAACTGGCGTCGAAATTGCGGCCGGCGGCCGGTGGAGTCCTCGCCGTGGACTCGGCGACCGATGCCGCCGACTACGCCGCCGTTCGAGCCGTCCGCAACGCTGATGGCGTCGTCCAGGTCTCCGTCGGCTTCAACGTGTCCGGCACCGACCGGATGTGGTCAGAGCTCGACCGCATCATGGCCGCCGAACCGGACCTCGAGGTGCTGATCACCCCCGGCCTTCACGCCATCGCACCACCGGAGATCCGGCGCCGCCTCAAGATGTGGGGCCAAAAGGAGATCGGCGTGTTCACCGAGGTGGTCCGCAACATGATCCTCGAGGGCCGCATCCAACACTCCGGTGACGCCCTCCTCGATGAACATGTCCGCCGAGCCGTCGCCGGCCGCAACGGTGCCAGCATCACCCTGTCGTCGGTGAAGTCGCCAGGGCCGATTCACCTGTGCCGGTGCATGGTGGCCGCCGTTGGCGTCGCCGCACGCCCCTCGAGCGCCGTCCGTAAGCCGATGATCGGCACCGGCCGCACATGATCCACAGGCCTGTGGATCATGTGCTAGCATCCCCGGCGTGGGCCTGTTCCGCACCAAAGCGCCGCCGTCGTTCGGCGCGTCGCAGGTCGTCCGTGCGGCGGCCGGAGGTGCAGGACGCCCAGGCACGTTTGTGTCGTCCTGGTCCAGCACCGGCGCGCAACGTGCCATGTCCGTACCCACCGTGGCGAGGGCCGTCGGTCTGATCACCAGCACCATCGGCGGCCTCGAGATCCGCCCCTACTCGGTGCAGTACACCAATGGCCTGCCGAATCGGCTCTACATCGAGCCGGAAAGGTGGCACCTCCAGCCGGATCCGAACACGACCAGAAACTGGATCATCGCCCAGACCGTCCGAGATCTCATGCTCGAGGGCAGGGCGTTCTGGTACGTCACGGCCAGGTACGCCAACGGATTCCCCAGCGCGTTCACCTGGTTGCCGGCCGCCTCCGTCCAGACCGCCGACCAGGTCGGACCGGAATGGTTCGGCCCCTCGAGCCAACTGACGTACCAAGGCGTCGAACTGCCAGCCGAGAACGTGGTGCAGTTCCTCAGTCCGATCCCACCGATGCTGTGGTACGGCTCGAGGGCCATTGACATCGCCTACCGGCTCGATGAGGCCGCCAAACGCTTCGCCTCGGTGGAGATCGCCGCCGGCTACCTGCAGCAGACCGACGGCGAACCGATGAGCAGCGACGAGCTCGTGGACCTGGCGTCCGCCTGGTCCGAAGCGCGCCAGAACAGGGCCGTCGGCGCCCTCAACCAGCACGTTGAATGGCGAGAGTTCAAGAGCAACCCCAGCACCCTCCAACTGCATGAGGGCCGCCAGCACGCCGCCATGGAACTCGCCCGAGTGATGCAGGTGCCGCCCTGGTTGGTCGGCCTCAGCGTCGGCGGCATGACCTACCAGAACTCGGTCGAAGCCCGGCGAGACCTGTTCCTGTTCGGTGCGAAGCCGTTCGTGGACTGCATCGAGGAAACCCTGTCCATGAACAGCGTGTCCCAGCGAGGCCGGTACGTCGAGCTCGACATCAACACCTACCTCCTCGAGGCCAGCCAAGATCCGAGCGATCCGGATGATGTGAAGGCCTCACCCAAAGAGATCGCCGAGATTGTCCAGAAGATCTACCTGGGCGTCGTCAACGGTGTCATCAGCGCCGAGGAGGCACGCCGCATCCTCAACGAAGCCGGAGCCGATCTGCCGGTAGGCACGATCAGCCGGTGATAGGAGAACCATGATCCGTTTCACAGCCCAATCCGTGACAATCGACGCCGCCGCCGGCGACGAGACCGCACCGAGCCGGACGATCTCCGGCATCGCGGTCCCGTACGGCACCGACGCCATCGTGCTCGGCGGCCGCCGTGTCCGCATCGAACCAGGCGCCCTGCCAGTCGATGGCCCAGCACCGCGGCTCCTCGCCGAACACGACACCGACCGAGTCATCGGCATCGTCACCGAACGAGCCTCCACCGATGCTGGCATGCTCTTCACCGCCAAGATCGCCAAGACCCAAGCCGGTGACGAGCTGCTCGAGCTGCTCCAGATGGGCGCCTACGACTCCGTCAGCGTCGGCCTGGTGCCCATCGACACCGCCCTGGACGGCAACACCCTCGTGGTGAAGGCCGCCGATTGGCAAGAACTGTCCGTCGTGTACCAGCCGGCGTTCAGCGACGCCAAGATCACCCAGATCGCCGCCGCCCTCGAGGCGACGACCGAACCAGACCCAGAATCCCCCGAACCCCCCTCCGAGGAGGACGACATGAACCCCACCGACCAGCCGGCCGCCGTCGAAGCGGCCCCCGAGATCCCCACCGCACCGATCTACGCCTCGGCACGCAACCCGAAGCTCGGCCTGCCGAGCGTCGGCGAGTACATCCTGGCGATGCGTGAGGGCGGCCACCGCTTCCACCAGATCAACGAGAACATCCGCGCCGCCACCGGCGATGTCGTCGTGTCCGACGCTGCCGGCCTGGTGCCGACGCCGACCGTCGTCCCGGTGTACGACGACATCCAGCCGCTCCGGCCCATCGTCTCCACGCTCGGCCCCCGGTCGATGCCGGACGCCGGCGCCACGTTCGTCCGTCCGAAGATCTCGACGCACGCCGATGTGGCCGTGTTCAGCACCGAGCTCGGCTCGGTCGCCACCGGCGACTTCGACCTGACGAACAAGACCGTCACCAAGAAGACGTTCGCCGGCACCGTCAAGCTGTCGGAGCAGGTCATCGACTGGTCCACGCCGTCGATGCTCGACGCCGTGATCGCCGACCTCGCCGGCCAGTACGCCCTCGCCACCGAGGACTACGTCGTGGACCAGCTCGCCGCCGCCATCACGAACACCCAGGAGGTCGTGATCACGGACATCACCGACCCTGAGGAGGTCATCACCGACCTGTACCTGGCCGCCTCGAGCATCGCCACGGCCGGTAACTACCTGCCGAACGTGCTGGTGGTCTCACCGGCGAAGTGGGCGGCCCTCGGCGGCCTGTCGGACTCGACCGGCCGGCCGGTGTTCCCCCAGATCGGCCCCCAGAACGCCGCCGGCCAGATGCCGCAAGGCGTCACCGGCTACACCGGCAACCCCCTCGGTCTCAGCCTCGTCGTGTCGAACCAGGTCGGCACGCAGGCCGTCGGCAACAAGACCGCCACCGAGTACCTCTGGTTGATGA